CGTCCTTTGCCGACCAGGCCGGCGAGTTCGAGAAAGCGATCCACATACCAATGAGGCTGCGTCTCGCGTGGGCATTGGGGGCTGGTGAGGTTCTTGCCGTACTGCAGGCCCTTTTCAGTCACCGACCAGAACGGAACCGTTTCGCCCTTGGAGTTCTTGCGCTGGAGAGACTTGAGGAAGCCGCGGGCCTCCAGGACATGATTGAAGGCCGCCGGCGAACAGCGGATGTCGTTGTCCTTCAGCAAGGCCGTGGCCGACTTGGTGGGCATCGAGGAGCCGCCGGTGGCATCCGGTGCAGCATCGACGGCGTAGCCTGGGAGGAACTTGGCGTCGAGGCCGTTGTTGGCGGCGATCTTGGCGAGCATCATCACTTGACTGGATGGCGCAGGCTTCAGGAGGCGGGTAAAGCACTCCAGGATTGCGAGCTCACCGACGACTTTGGTGCCGTTGAGCAAAACCTGATTGCGGGCGCCCTGCTGCTGCTCCAGTTCCCGCCAGCGGCGAATCACCTTCATGCGCATTGGAGCGCTGTAGCCAGTGAGCAAGCAGTCGGTGTGCTCTCGGTCGAGTAGATACTGGACTTGCTCCCGATTGCGACCGTCCAGATAGATGTCCTCAAAACTGAGTGCATCAACTTTCAGGTCCTTGAGCATCGCAACGATGTCGCGCTTCACGTTGTCGTGGCGCTTTCCGGTGATATTGGCTATCTCTCGGGATGACATCGTGGCGTGCGACACGTTTTCAGATCCGGCGAAACGTGTCGCGACATTGGTCGGAGTATTGATCGTTTGGTTGGATTGGTGCATGATTCGCTCCACTTGTACTGCTGTTGAAAAAGCCACCCTCGTCCGGTGGTTTTTTTATGCCTGGTGAAAAGTGAGCCCTTCTTCAGGGCCTGCGTGAGGGCCTCAACTATCCGGTTGAGGGTCTCTTGAGTCCCACCAGTGTCAGAACTGGTGCCTTATGCCTGCCGACGAAAACCGTTGCTCCTGAGGTGATTGCCTCAAGAAGGATTTCGTTTACCGCTTCCTCAAACGTCCACCCTCTTGCCTCCATAAGCTGGTGAACCTTGGCGCGGATCTCTGGCGGCACGTTTTCTTCTGTGAATTGCTGCATTCGTGCCCTCCTGAGGGCCTCTAACCCGCGATATTCTTGAGATCCTTCAAATCCTCGGGCATGAGTGCCTCTATTGCTCCGTTGACTGCCGCCCACTCGAGCATTTCGAAGAGGTAGGTCGCGTACTCGCGCCGGCTTTTGTCAGCGGCACGCTGCAGTTGTCGATCAAGCAGCGGGTAGAGACGGATCTTGCGGGCGATGTCTCGGCGCTGATTGAGGGGGTCTTTAAAGCCCATACGGGGATTGCTCCTGTGTGATTGGAAGGGTTATGCAGCTGATTTCTGGGACGGGAACGGACGCTGCTCTTGTGCGGACAAGCTGCCGTCATCGTCGAGGGTCACGTACACGTCGCGGCCTACGCGGATCGCCTTGCTAAGGGCGCCCTGCGTACAGCCGAGCAGTTGCGCGGCCTTTGTGTGGCCGTGTTCTTTGGCAAATTCGGTGAGTGGGATTCGGCGCATTGCGGCGTCCTCTACGTAGATTTCGCCACAAGTATGACCGCCGGTATTGTTGATAGTCAATACCGGCGATATTGGTTAACTAAATACCGTGGGTAATACCATCAGCAGATGAAAAAAGACTCCCGACGGCTCCCGTTATCCGAATGGCAGCTGCAAGACAGCGCTCGGCTTAAATCACTGTTCCAGGCCAAGCGCGGGGAACTGAAGCTCACCCAGGAGAAACTCGCCGCCGATTTGGGCGATGGCGTCACGCAAGGTGCTGTCAGCCATTTCATGAATGGGCGCACGGCGCTTAGCGTCAACGCCGCGGTGGTTTTTGCAAAAGCGCTTCAGGTCCCTGTTTCCGATATCAGCCCAACGCTGGCTGCACAGATCGAGAAGATGGCGGCCTCGCTACCAGATACGCGCCCTACTCATCGAGAGACTGCTGACACCCGGATTCCACCGCGAAGCTTTGATCTTCAGAACGAGCCCGGATACACCGGTGTCCTGCAGCTAACCGCACAGGGATCTACCGGCGGCGGCGAAGACAATACGCACGTTGAGATTCGCGGCGTCATGGCGTTCAAGTCCGCATGGCTCCGCGCAAACAACCTGAGCCAGAAGTACCTGGACGTGATCTATGCCAATGGTAATAGCATGGAACCAACGATCAACGATGGCGATGTGCTGCTCGTGGACGAGTCAAAGATCGAGCCGAAGGATGGGCAGATATTTGCTATGCAGAGCGAGTCGAAGGGGACGATCGTAAAGCGCCTGGTGAAGTCCGACATCGACGGCTGGATCATCCGAAGCGACAACCCCGACAAGGCGCGCTATGGCGACGAGGTTCTGCGGGATGGGGAGATAAACGAGGTTCGCATCATCGGGCGCGTTGTGTGGCGCGGCGGGATGCTGTGATGAGAAAGGCTCGCTCAAGCATTGCGTCCAAAGCGCTATTTGTTCTTATGCTGGGCGGCCTGGCTGCGGTGGCCTGCAGCCTCGTTCTCTACCTGCTGGGTATCGGACAGGACGGCTCTGTATTCCTCGTCGGGATGATCTGTGTGCTTCTAGTCGGCGTTATTTCTGCCTTCCGCCGTGAGGGCGGCGCCCGACTAGAAGATGCGTTAACGCTTCTTGCCGGTACAGCTTTTTTTGTCTGGATTGCCTGGCGAACCTTCAACAGGTAAGGCGCCTTCCCCATTGAGTATGCCGCCGAGTTGCAATCCCCTTGTGCCCGGCTGGCGCTGGCGC